AATACAGATATAAATGAGGGCGAATTTAATCCCCTAGTTGTAACAGTTCCAGAAGGTAAAATGATTATCGGCGTTAACATTGAAACGGGCGAGCCAATTTTTGCGGATATTCCGCCAAATGAAGTTGAGGTATTGCGAAACGACTTAGATAATGCGATTTTAGAGCTCACTATGCTACTTATGGCGGGAGGACAATAATATGTTCAATGAAAATTCAATCATTGTGAAAACGTGGGTGAAGGCGGTGCGTAATGGCACTAGAACGCTTGAAGAAGTTCCTAATTTACAAAATCTACGAGAAGTCGTTATTTCTATACTTGAAGGAGGTGAATAATATAATGTTAAACGAAAATTCTATCGTTGTTCGTACTTGGTTTAGTGCAGTTATGAGCGGTGTGTACAAGTATTCGCAAGTACCTAACCTTTCTAACTTACGTGAAGAAGTTGCAAAGAAGTTAATCGCAATGGGTTATGACATCGAGAATGAAGATGCTTAATCCTTATCAGTCCCAAATTGTTGAGTAACTCGAAAAATATTTAAATATCAAATTTGTACCATGGCGCAGTCAATCGACTAGCGTTATTTTTTATGCCTTCCACAGTTTTTGCTTCTGTGGAGGGCGAAATGAAAAAACCCCGCACACTAGTGTGTACGAGGTCCAGAATGTAGGAGCAACTTTTAAAATAGTCGCATTATTATTCTAACATAATTTTAATAAAGTTGCTTTTTTATTATCAAAATAAGGGGGCAAATCATGAATATAGAACTAACGACACTAATCGCTGTTATTGGATGTTTAATAGGTGTTATCGGCTTTATTAGAGGTACTAAAAAAGACGGTAAGACAGACGGGCAAGAACTGGCTAGTATAAAGGGTAATCTTGACTATATCGCACGCGGCATTGACGATATTCGATTAGAACAAAAAGACCAAGCGCGAAAGATTGACAGTCAAAATGAGCGTTTAATCCGTACCGAAGAATCAACGAAATCGGCACATAGAAGATTAGATAAATTGGAGGGTAAAGGGCATGAAAATTAATTGGAAAGTACGTTTAAAACACAAACCGTTTTTAGTTTCGTTATTTGCTTTATTGTTATTGTTAGTGCAACAAGTCGCTTCTATTTTCGGGATTGATACAACGATTTACAACGCGCAAGCGACAGATTTATTTAACACTGTATTAGCGATTTTAGTTTTAATAGGGGTCGTGATTGACCCGACAACAGAAGGGGCAGCGGATAGCAAGCAAGCGTTAAGATACGAAAAGCCGAAAAGCGATGTGGAGGGATAAGAGTAATGGCGTACACGTTCAAACAAAAATTATTATCGCCGGATAAATATAAAATTAAATCACCTTACGCAATGAACGCTATTGGAATTTGTGTCCACAATACTTATAACGATGCTTCCGCTGCAAATGAAGTTTCTTACCATAACTCAAATAATAATCCCGTTTCGTATCATGTGGCGATTGATGATAAAGAAGTTATTCAATGCTTACCATTTGAACGTAACGGATTTCATGCGGGCGATGGCGCGAAAGGTGAAGGTAATCGGAAGTATATTGGCATCGAAATTTGCTATTCGAAAAGCGGTGGGGAACGTTATGCAGCAGCAGAAGAAAACGCAGTTAAATATATTGCCCAATTGCTATACGAGCGCGGTTGGTTTGTTAATTGCGTTAAAAAGCATCAAGATTTTAGCGGAAAATATTGTCCACATCGAATTTTAGATGAAGGGCGTTGGGATAGTTTTAAAAATCGAATCGCGCGAGAATTGGAAGATTTAATAGAGGAGGGAATGCACATGGGGCGAATCATCGAATTAGAAGAAGAAGTGAAAGAGTTAAATAAACAAGTTGCAGCTTTATTAAAAGTGGTGAAAGAAGCGGCAGTTTATCAATCCGCAGATGCAGCATCGACTTATGCGCAAGGCGCTTTAAAATGGGCGGTTGATGTTGGTTTATTAAAAGGCGATACGAACGGAAACTTAAATCCGCATGGCGCTTTAAAACGTCAAGACATGGCGATAATGTTGCAGCGTTACCACGAACTAACAAATAAATAATAATAAAGCCTTCCACAGAATATGATTGTGGAGGGCAATAATTACCCGTCATTACTGTTTAAAACGCAGTAGTGGCGGGCTTTTTTTATTGCCTAAAAAATAATTTAAAATAATTCAATAAAACATAAATAAATATGTTGCAATACATAACGTATGATGTTATATTTAATTCAAGGAAAATAATAAACAAAAAGGGGATAACGAAATGGCAAAAGTTTATAAGGTATTCGATTTAGAAAGAGGATTTTGCAAAACATTCAAAACTAAAAAGGGCGCTGAAAAATTCCTTAATAAATTAATAATCAACTTATCGGAACAAGGTTACGACATAAGAAATGTTTATATGAAAGAATCTACACAAGAAATTTAAAATAGGGGCTTTAAAAGCCCCCCCGATGGAAGGGGATAAATAAATATGATGTACGCGGAAGCATTAGAAAAAGGCACGGAATACAGCGTTAAATTTAGCTTCATGGGTCGCAAGGGTCGTTACTATTACGAAGGAATAAAAGTTTCGGAACATCCGGATAACTTAGGATTAAAACTATATACGTTTCATGGTAAAGGCGGCACACGATGGGTAACGGATGAACATATCGAATCAATCGAAATCGCAAAGCCATTAAAGCCGAAACAAAAAACCGGGAAAACTTGCCCGCGTTGTCTAGGTAACAAGGTTTATCAAAAATTTGCACACGTTAACGGGGGGCGTTGCTTCCGGTGTGAAGGGACGGGGACAGTATAATAAAACGGAATGGGGGTTAATCCCCCATCCTATCTTATAGGGGGGAAATAAAATGTTATTAAGTGAAGAATTAGTAAACGGGAAAATTTTAAAATGGGATTCAAACGAGCCGAGATATTACAAGTTAATAGACGGGAAACTTTTTTACAGCGATGATTTAAACAACTGGAATAGAAGTAATTATGATTGGTTAAAGGAATTTGATGAATTTAATAATTTCTTTGTAATGGAGAGTAGCAGCAGCGGCCACAGCATTAACAATTACATGACGGTTAAAGAAGCATCTTATCGTTGGGGGATTGATTACCGAACATTACGCGAGAAATTGAACATCAAACGCAGACCGACTTTACAAAAGGAATTGGATAGCGGATTAGTGAAATATTTTAAAGCCCCGGAAGCTAAACAAGGGGAATGGATTATTTCAAATGCAGCTATGATTCAATGGTACGGTAACGAGCCGAGCAGCAATTAAAATAAAGCCTTCCACAATCAATTACAACTGTGGAGGGCTTTTTTAATTTCTCTATAACGCTCTTAGACGAATCGAAAAGCATCGTTTACGGGTAATCACTCATTCGATTTATTTTAGACGGTGTATAATTTACTTCCCTAGCTTACTATTTTCAATTATCCTTGTTACAGTTTGAGCAATCGCGATATGCACGTTTTCAACTTTAATGGATGCGCCGGAAGTTGTAATGATAATATCCGCATATAATCCTTTTGAGCGAAATTCGATGCTGCTAATATTATTGATTGGAATTGTTTTTTCGTTATTTGAAAATGCCCCTACTATTTCATTAAGATATACAAAACTATCGAATATATAAAGTTGCTGCATCCCATCCGATTTAAACGCAACAGCATTTAAAGATTCATCGCTAAACTTATTTTGAACAAGTTCAATTTGCTTACGCCAAATCTTCCCTTTAAAAAATGGCGCTAATTTTATTGTTTCTTCAATCATTTTCATACATTTCCCCCTATTATAAAAAGCTATTCATAGCATTTTTTATTTCATCGTTAACCGTTGTATTGCCTTCCACAATTGATGGGGCAATATGTCTAGTTATGCCCATAATATCATTTTCAATTAACCTTTTAACGTACTTGCTAAAGTTTTGAGATTTCCCGGTTAGGGGATTTATTTTTATCGCGTGATTAAAGAGCGCCAAGTCGTCCGGGTCACTTAAATTAAAGCTAACCGTCTTATTGCATCTACTCATTCGAAAGCCCCTTTAGCAATCGCATAGAAGCCCACAGCGTTTGCAAATACTGGCTCGTATATTTTTACGTTATTCCCTTCTATTAATTGGGGCGTTAATAGTTCGGCGTTTGTATAATGTTCTTTTATAAATGGCGCTATGGAAGATGCAGCGCCGCCACAAATAAAAACTTTATCCGCTTTTCCCCATTTTAGTTTGGTTGTGTTTCGAATAATCCCATTAGCCATTTTGCGGTAATCGTCTTTATTATTAATTGTTTCCATCCCGAAATTAAACGTGCCGGATGATGTGTTAATGTGGCGATTATCAATAATCGTTGCAGCGTTAACCGTTCCGCTTCCTATGTCTAATATTCGTATCTTTCCCATCTGTGGACGACTCCAAAAAGCTGCAGAGCCTTCTGGTGCGATGCCTACGTTTTCAATAGTGAACATTCTTGTTTGGCCGTTAACTTTAATTCGATGTTGGCCGAGCAACATGGCCCGTATTTTATCCTTTTCTGATTCTTTATGTTTTTTAATCGGTTGGCCAACAACAATGGATATTCTTGATATATTCGGGCAATACTTATTTAAGTAGCGATTGATGGCCAACAACACACGTATTTTAGAATCTTCATGGGCCTTCGTATCACCATAAACCGAACCGTTGCCAAATTCATCTTCATATAAAGCGATTGAACCAGCATAACCTTTTCGTTGGCCTATTTCGAATTCCATATCATCGTGGCCGAACGATTCTTCAACGTCACGCTCAAACCATTCGCAAATATTCGTTCTAAAAATATCCGTACCATACGCGCCAACCACTTTACCTTTATAATTCCCGGCATCAATTCCAAGAATCAATTTATCCAAAACATTCCCCCTTTAATACATTTGTAGTAAATTATACGTCTGGCATTCATGAATTATTCCAATTGTAATAAAAAAATTTTTAGTCATTTTTCGACACTCCCCCGCATATCTTGAAATAAGTCAGGGATTCCCTGATATATGGGGAATGATTCTCTAGGATAACATTCGAAAAAAGGGGGAAGGGGACTGGAGAGAGTGGGGGAGAGGAAGCAAAGAACAGACAAGAAGGTCGAAATAAAGCCCACATTATCGCTAGAATTTAAGAAGGAAATTTATGCGTTTGCGGAGGTGTGTGGCGAGCCAGTGAAAGAAATCGCGGAGAGGTTATGCACAAGCGGAATGATTTCTGATTATATAATAGAAGATATTCGGAAATGGTTTAGGAGGGACTACCATTACAGCACGATAAAAGGACGTAATCATAATAAAATCGCGTTCGGGGATGAAGAACGACCGAAACTAAAAATCACGTTGCAAGGCGATACCGGGAAAATAACAATGCGATTAGTTCGGGAAGATTACGACCAATTAGCAGAATTAGCCCACGCGTTCGATTTAACAATTTCATCAACAACAGCGGCATTATTACGCGTAACAACGAAAAATATCGAATTTATGAATCAGTTTGTGGAGGGCTTGAGGGATTTAAACAATGCCGAAATTAAAGAGGTAAAGCGTTTTGCAAATCGGACATGGGGAATACAATTTCATGGAGGTATAACGGGATGGAATTAGATTTTATTAGCGTTACGGGGATTGGATTTATTAGCAGTTTAGCGACACTGGCACTTGTTGCGGAAACAGAGCCACAAGTCGATGAAGAAAGCGGAGAGGAATATTATACGACAAAAGGGTATATCATTTTAACGATTTCTTATATTGTTCGTAGTGGATTTAATTTAATCAAGAGATTGATAGTTAAAGAGGAAGAAGTAATTGTTGAAGAAGTGAAAGAAATTGAAACGCCAGTTCGAAACGGATATGAATTAATTATTTAATAATAATGGCTGCCTATACATATAGGTAGCTTTTTTATTTGCACCAAAGAAAAACGACCACAAATTAATGCGGTCGTGCCTTCCACAGATTATATTGCTATATCGTCTAATTTCACAATCAATTTAACATCCAATGCTGCTGCTATATCGTTTAAATCGTTTAAACGCCAGTTATCGCTTTTCATTTTGTTCGAAAGTGACTGTGGCGAAGTTTGCAATCGTTTAGCCAGTTCACCTTGCGTTATCCTCTTATTTAGCATCGCCATTTTGATTTCATTTGTAAATTTCATAACAATCCCCCTAGTAAACTATTATACATATTTTTATGAAAAAGTTCATTTTTTCGTGAAAAAGTACACAAAAACATGAAAAACATTATATAATTTCATTCTGATTAAGTGTATATTAAAACTAGCAAAGTTTCATTAAATGATAAAAAGAATAATAAAAAGAAATTTTCTAAACTTTTTAAATATATTAGTTGACTATTATGAGAATGACTGGTAATCTATTAACAACAGCAAAGGAAGGGGGTGGAAGAAATGGAATTTAATTATAATAGATTAAAAGCAGAACGTATTGCGCGAGGGTTGAAAGCACAAGACATAGCAGATGCGTTGAAAATTAGCGCAGTTGCATACTACAAAAAAGAGAGTGGCAGCACAGCGATTACGGTTAAAGATTTAATCATTATTTCTAACAAGCTAGGCATTGAGGATTTAAACATATTTTTTGATTTAAAAGTTTCATAGATTCACAGTAACTTTTTAAGGTGGTGAAGGGATGAAAATTAAAGCATCGGATTGGTTACATTTAAATGTTAAACAAAAGATTATGATGCTTCAAAAAGTAGTAAATAAATAGTAAGGGCGGTTAATTAAATGAAATGGTTAATTGCATTATTCGTAAAGCGTGATGATTCATTACAGCGAAGATTATATGAAGTTAGTAACGCAATAAAAGGGAAGTGAGTGAGTTTATGAAACTAGTATTAACTGTGGAAGGCAAAGAGCATAACGTGTATGCAGCATATTTCCGAGGTGGAAAGATTAATAGCGTATCGGTTTTAGATGAAAGTGGCGTATTTACTACTTATCACGACACAAAAGAAAAAACAGAGTATTACATCGAAAAGCCATTACAAATTGATTTCGATACTTGCCTTAAATGGGAAGGACGTTACGCGGGCGTAGAGGAATTAATACGAAAGCGAATTGAAGCGAAGGAAGAACGGTTAATTGATTTAGCGCAAGATTTTATGGCTGCTTACATTGATGAACATATAGTATTTCCAGAAGTCGAAATTAAAGCGATAACTTACGAATACAAGCAAGTGCAAGCGAGTTTGAACGGTTTATATGAATCTCTAAATATCGTACATGAATTGGAGGGCTGTTTAAATGGGTAGACAAAACAACAATCCGTGGTATTCAAATCCTAACGAATTTTTACAATGCCCCGTTCCGGATTGTGGGCATACTGGCACAATCATTACGAAAGTGCATTGTCGCATGGCACATAACATGAAAAGGGAACAAGTTGGGCAGTCGTTCGGATTTCCGAAAGTGGTCGGTAAAGCGAGGTTTGTTGAGTATGAATGAAGCACCGGATAATCCGTTTGTAGTGAAGTTAATGCGCGATGGATTTATTGAAGTGCCAGAGCCGATTTACGACATTTACGACACTGAATTATGCGATGATGATTTTTTCGATGGTTATGTAATCGAAAATGAATATGGCGAATTAATTCACAAAGATAACTTTCAAGATTACTTGCTAGAGTATTGCGGATGCAAAATAAAAACTCGCTAAAAGCGGCAACTTTTAACGAGTGACAAATAAATCAAATATAGTGATAGTTTATCACATTTTGGAGGAAAATATACATGGTAAATTTTCGCGTAGGGGATAGGGTCGAGGTTATTAGTTCGGGCAGCAGTTCGTTAGAAGATGGCGATATTGGGACAATTACAATAGTCGAAGGTACAAGCGCAAAAGTTCGCGTGAATAATAAATCAGCGTGGGGAAATTGGGTAGCGTTTAAAGATTTAAAGTTAGTGCCATCAGACAGCCAACGAATCGAAATGTTAGAAAAAGACGTTGCGGAAATGCGTGTGGCTATTGAAAAGTTTTTTGAAGTACCGATGGAGGTTGAATAAATGGCGACATTATACGAATTAACAAATCAGTATAAAATGCTGCAAAATTTCATTGAGGAAAACGATGCGGAAGGTTTTGAGTTAGCGTTATCGCAAATCGAAGGTGAAGTTGCTAGTAAATTAGAAGGATATGCGATGGTAATTAAAAACATCGAATCCGATATTAGCGGAATTAAGGCGGAAGAAAAACGATTAGCCGAACGCCGCAAAACGATGGAAAGTAATGTTGACCGCATGAAACAAGCCATGCAAGATGCTTTACTAACTGTGGAAGGCAATAGGGTTAAAACGGATAAGTTTACATTTAGCTTCCGTAAATCCACAGCAGTTAAAATTGAGGATGAAACATTAATTCCTCCACAGTTTATTGAAACAAAAACGGAAGTTGTTAAATCCGATTTAATGAAAATGTTGAAAGATGGCGCGCAAATACCGGGCGCTAGTTTAATAGAAAATAAATCTTTACAAATCAAATAATTGTTTATCTTAGGAGGATAAAAGAATGTCAATTCAAATTACAGTCAATACATTAACATCCTTAGAGAACATCCTAGAGAAAATCAGCGAAGCAACAAATGGGCAAGTCGAATTTTCAACAATTCGTAAAGGTTTATTTAAAAATGAAATTTCAATTAGTGTACATCCGATTACAGTTATCCACGAAATTGTAAAGCCTATGCCGAAAAAATCGAAATATCGTGGTGTATCGCCATTTCGTGGAATGTATTACGCGCGTATTTCACATAACGGAAAATCGAAATTTATCGGCAGCTATTCAAACGAATTAGATGCAGCACGCGCTTATAACATCGCAGCCAAAGAATTACATGGCAGTAAAGCGATTTTAAATGTCATTGATTTAGATGCTGCAACAGTATAAAAGGGGGTTAAATATTGCAATTACAAAACGGGGCAGATATTAAACGCAGCCAAAAAGCGAAAATTATCATCTATTCAAAGCCCGGCGATGGCAAAACGACAGTCGCCGGACTAATTCCCGGTAAAACATTAGTTTTATCGGTGGATGGTACAGAGCAAGTATTAGAAGGATATGCAAATGTGGACGTTGCGAAAATTAACGCAGACGACCCAGAAAAAAGTATGCGTGAGTTTTATGTATTCGCAAAAATGAATATTGAAAAATACGATAACATTTTTATCGACAATTTAACGCATTACCAAAAGTTATGGCTATTAAAACGCGGCGAGGGTACAAAAAGCGGTATGCCAGAGTTAAAGGATTATGCGTTACTGGATAATCATTTATTAGGATTGGTTGAATCGTTTGGCGATTTAAACGCAAACGTTATTATCACGACATGGGAAACAACGCGACAAATCACGCATGACGATGGGCAGCAATACAATCAATTCGCGCCGGATATTCGTGATAAAATCGCAAATCATATCATGGGCGTTGTTCATGTCGTGGCGCGATTGGTTCGCAAATCGGATGGTTCGCGAGGGTTTATTTTAGAAGGTACGCAAAGTACATTCGCGAAAAATCACCTAGACAGCCGAAAAGGTTGTTTGCAAGAAGATTTATTAAACATCGGAAACAAGCCTTCCACAGATGAAGGAAATACAAAAACAAACCAATTAGGAGGAAAATAAAAATGAGTTTCTTTAAATTTGATTCAGAAAACGTAACAACTGGTGAGTTCAAAATCGTAACAGAGGGGAAATATGAAGCAACTATTATCAACGCAGAAGCTAAAAAGTCACAAGCCGGAAAGCCAATGATGAACGTTGATTTTGAAATTCGTTCGGATGTAGAGCAGCCACATCAAGGGGCAAAAATCTTATACAACAACTTTACTTTTGAACATGAAATTGCAGTTAAAATTGTTAACTCATTAATCAAGGCGTGCAAATTCCCACATGGTACAACTTTCGATTCGCCGGAATCATTAGCAAGCGCGTTATTAGGTAAGCATTTAGAAATCGTTGTTAAACACGAAGCAGACCGTAACGACCCAAATAAAAAATATCCGAAAGCTAAATATTATAACGAATCAAAAGCGAACGCGCCATTAGGCAGCACGCCAGTTACAGTTGGCGATGATGATTTACCATTCTAAAATTTTAATAGGGAAGTCGGTATGGCTTCCCTTTTCTTATATCTAATTACGGAGGGCGGTTATGGATAGAGGTTTATATATCACGCCGGAACATTATGAAATCGCATTGAAAAATGGTATTTCGGCTAGTTGCTTATATCAACGTATTAATAAATCGGGTTGGAATATCGAAAGAGCGATTACAGAAAAGCCACAAAAGCAGCGCCGAGGATTGTGGCAAAAGTGGGGTCATTTAGCAACTCAAAACGGTATTAGCAGACAACAATTTTATGACCGAGTGAGCAGCAAGAAAATGAACATGAGTTGCTATGAAGCAGCTACAAGACCGATTAAAAAAACGAAATTGAGGGGGTAAATAAATAATGGATAAGATTATTTTAACTAAAAGGCAAGCGGTGGCTTTAGAAAAGGCTTTAGAGAACAACTTTACAAAGGAAAATGTTTTAAAAACTCACGCTAGTATACAGTTTGAAGAAAGAGGACAATGGAAAGGGGATAATTATAAATACTTAAATGAAATTTCATTAGAAGGAATGGCAATAGCTTTATATGTAGGTTATGAAGTAGAAGAAACGCCGGAAGAAAAGGTTTTAAAAAAACTTAAATATGTATCATCAGAGGAAGCAGACTTTACAACAGAATACTATTGCGGTTTTATGGATGGGATAGTTTCGGTTTTACTAGCGTATGGCATCCAAATAAAAGGCATTAACAAGTAGGTGATTGTATGCACGATAAACAAGATTTATTAAACAAATTACAACGTCAAAAAATGAAGCTTCAAGAATTTTCGTTGTCATTTGCACAGAAAAATGAGCAATTACGCATCGCAAATAGAACTATCACAAATTTACAACGAGAAAAAGATTATTTGATTGAAGTTATTAATAAGTTACACGATGAAATGCACACTTACAATCAAATGTTATTAGAAGGTTTTACATTAGACCCGAAAATTATTCATTCTGAATTAAAAAGAGAAAATGAGCGATTAAACGCTTTATTGGAGAGGTTGCAATATGAACGTCATTAATTATAACTTCAATGAAATCCCCGCGGAATTGCGCAATATGCCTTCATGGATTGTGTGGAAGGCAGAGGAACGCGAAAACAGTAAGGGCGAAAAGAAATTCACTAAAATTCCATATCAAGCAGACCCAAGCCAAGCCGGGGTTGAAGCTATGTCTAATAATCCCCGTACATGGTCGACATTCCCAACAGCGTTAAAAATGTACACAAACAGCAACGCGGATGGAATCGGGTTTGTATTTAGTAAGCGTGATAAATACGTGGGCGTTGATATTGACAATTGTGTGACATATGCAGCAGATGATAAAGAGCGTGTTAATCCTATCATTAGCCCATTCGCGCAGAGTGTAATCGAATTAATGGATAGTTACACAGAATTTAGCGTTTCGGGTAATGGCGTTCACATCATCGTAAAGGGCAGCCTTCCACAAAGTTTGTGTGGGACGGGTCGTAAAAACTCAAAACTAGGATTAGAAATCTATCAATATGGGCGCTATTTCACAATGACGGGTATTCGTGAAAATTCAAACGACATTTACGACCGAACGGACGAATTAGCGGAATTACTCGAAAAGCATTTTGACGATTCGGACATACAAGACCGCATAGTTAAATTGCAAGATTACGAGAATGACGAAATCCGATTATCGAACGAACAATTGTGGGAAAAAATGTTCCGTTCAAAAAATGGCGATGAAATTCGCGCTATGTACAACGGGAATTTAGTTGTTAATGACGACCATTCGTCCACAGATTTAGCTTTATGTAATCACCTAGCATTTTGGACGGGTAAAAGCGCAACGCGCATGGATTCAATGTTTCGTGAAACGGGTTTAATTCGCGAAAAGTGGGATAAAATTCACCACACGACAACGGGCGAAACATACGGTGAACGAACTATTTCAATGGCTATTGCATCCACGACAACAACGGTTTTGGACTATAAACACAAACAAGAATACGCGGAATTTACGTTTGATTTCCACGATGATGTAGAAGAAGTCGCAGCGCCGGAAAAGCCGAAAGAAAAATTTAGATTAACCGAATTGGGTAACGCCGAACGCATCGCGCATGAATACGGTCACGTTATCCGACATGATAGCAATATGGGTTGGTTAATATGGGACGGTAAGCGATGGAAAGCCGATACAAAACGCGAAATTTATCGCATCGCTGCCAAAGTGTTACGCCAGTTGTATAAATCAGAAGATGAATTCGAACAAAAATGGGCGAAACAATGTGAGAAATTAAATGTTATGCGTAACAGCCTTACATTTTTAATGTCATTAGTTCCGGCAGAGCGACATGAGTTTGACCGCCACAAATATTTATTAAATGTCGAAAATGGCATTGTAGATTTAAAAACGGGCGAACTATTGCAACATGATAGAGAAATGAAATTAACAAAAATAACGAATGTTGCATATGACCGTTATGCACTATGCCCAACATGGTTAAAATTCCTAGACCAAATTTTCTTAGGTGATAACGAATTAATAGAGTATATGCAGCGGTTAATTGGATATTCATTAACAGCCGAAATTAGCGAACAATTAATGGTGTTTTTAGTCGGGGACGGGTCAAACGGTAAATCCACATTTATTAATACCGTTAAAAGTTTAATGGGCGATTACGCTATGCAAGTAAACTCAAATACATTCATCAAAAAGAAAGATGGCGGCGGCGCTAATAACGACATAGCACGATTAGCCGGAAGTAGGTTTGTAAGCGCGGTCGAATCAGAAGATGGGGAACAACTAGCCGAATCACTTGTAAAGCAATTAACGGGCGGTGAGCCGATAGCAGCGCGATTTTTACGCCAAGAATATTTCGAGTTTATCCCAGAGTTTAAAGTTTTCTTTACAACGAATCACAAGCCAGTAATTAAAGGCACAGATAACGGGATATGGCGAAGAATCAAGCTAATACCATTTAACTTGCGATTACCGAAGGAAAAAGCCGACTTAAAACTTCCGGAAAAGCTATCTTTGGAAATGTCGGGCATCTTAAATTGGGCAATAGAAGGATGTTTAAAATGGCAAGAATCCGGATTGAACGAGCCAACAATTGTTAAAAAATCGACTGGCGAGTATAAAGAAGAAATGGATATTTTAGCGCCATTTTTAGAAGAATGTTGCGAAATTATTCCAAGCGGAACAGTTACAGCAAAAGAATTATATGAAAAATATTCCCATTGGTGTTATGACAATGGCGAGATAATTTTAAAAAATCGTGCCTTCTATCGTGTTATGGAAACCAAAGGATTCAGAAAATTCAGAGGGGCGGGTAACAAATTTTTCTTTGAGGGAGTTACTTTTTCATCCGGAAAAGTTACTAAATCAGCCGAAATAGTTACCTTTTCAGACGGAAAAGTTACTAAAAAAACAAAAAGTAACTTTTTCGTAACTCGTTAAAACGCAGTCATATCAAGGGATTGAAGATTTTTAGAATTTTCAGAGTTACTAAAGTTACTCATTCTCACCTTTAGCGCTATATAGCGTGTTTTATTATAAAAATTTTTTTTGAATAAAGGTGAGAATAAGTAACAAAAGTAACTAAAGGGCTTTAATCCCTTGTGGCTCTAAGGTTGAAGGCACTTTTCAAAAAGTAACTTTTAGTTACTTTTCGTCAAAAATAGTTACTTTTTAGTTACTTTTCGAGGGGGCAGATGTAAATGATAGAAAAATTTGTAAAGGATACATTCGATAGGGATGTTAAGAGTTTTATAACAGCCAAAGATTTACACAAAATCTATTTAAAGTATGCGAAAGAAAATGGATTGGAAGAATTAACGCAAAGACAGTTAAGTATGCGTTTAAACGATAAACGAATAGGGGCGGTTATGAAAAAAAGAGTTAACGGGGTAAGTAATGTCACAGTTCGTTACGGATTGAGGGTGAAAGAATAATGGTTATATACATCCTTTCGAAAATATGGGCATCGGGCGCAAAGATTAACCGTTTACCGAGTGGCGAATTAAATTTGCAGCATCATGAATTAGTAGATGAAACAGTATTAAAAGCAGCAGAGCCGATTTTTAACGAAATAGACAATTATATAAAGTCTGTGGAAGGCATGAAGGCAGTCGATTTAACGAACTGGAAAATAATCATGTTTATGTGTGGATGGATTAAAAATGATACCATCGAAAACTTTTTAAACAATGATGAAAAAGCGGGCGAGTTAGCATTTGAATTTCAAGCGAAATTAGCGGTTAGCGGTTGGAAGGATATTTATACAGATTACCGACAATATGAAAATGCGATTACAGATAAATTAAAACTAGAAATATATAATCGGGCGGTTGCTTACGCGAAAGGGGCGAAATAGTCATTTTACATTATCGTTACACAGATAAAGAGATTGATACGCTTTTAAAACATTTAGTTATCATTATGGACACACGCGAGAAAAGCAGCTTACACATTATCGAATATTTCAAGCAAAAGGGAATCAAAATGAAGATTCAAAAGTTAGACGTTGGCGACTACTCATTTTTAATCGAATCGAATGATGAAACAATTCCGTTAGGCGTTACAAGGGATTTATATTTTAACTCTTATGTTGAGCGTAAAAACGGATTAGACGAAATATGCGGCAACTTATCGAAGGATAAGCAGCAAGCATTTATTAACGAGTTAATCCGTTCACAAGGAAGTAAATTTGTTTTATTCGTAGAGGATGAAAATTTCGATGAAAATTTAGCGAAGGGTAACTATCGCAGCAAGTACGACCCGAAAGCCTTAAAAGGTCGTTTGGAATCATTTAAGGCAAAATATAATTTCGAAATTGTACCAATGTCGAAAAACATCATCGGGCATAACTTATACCATCGTTTTAAGTATCAAGCTAAACACTATTTAAAAAATGGCACGTTTTAAAATCTAACAATGAGGTGAAGGGAATGCAAGTAAATAAAAATGGCATCCCGGTTCATACACCAAAGAAAATACATCGAGAAAAGCCGGAATTTAATTTAGGACAAGTTAAATACATTTCAACTGTGGAAGGCGTGGAAGTATCAATTGTACTTCCGGACTTTTCACCGATTAAGAAGTTAGCACGTTCTTTTGGTTGGGTTAAAGTAGATTACGAGGATAGGTAGGGGGAATGGAAATGATTGCGAAATTCGTACTTACAACAACTGGCGAAGCGAAACCATTAGTTGCTTCATCATCACAATGGGCGCAAATCAGAGAACACCTAGCAAAAGGGGCTACACCAATTCATACAGCGAAAGAAACAATTGAGATATTCGCAGTATTAGAAATAGCAAAAGGATATGAGGGAAAAGGTATTTCTAATTCGAAAGATGGCATGTTGATGTTGTTTGGGGAGGTTAATTAATGGCGGGCAAAATACCATCAAAAGATAGAATGGCACGTAGTTTTGAATTAGAAGTTTTAGCAGATATGTTATTAACAGCAAGTGGGAACGATAAAGCGGTTTTGTTAGAGAAAATTAATTACTTAAAAGAGCGTTGGGGATTATCTTCAACTGTGGAGGGTAAATGATGAAAGTTGAATTATTAGGGCATACGCAATTGGCGATTAGTTTAAGGGATGAAATTTTAAGAACGCATGATTTTCTTTCGCCAGATTTTGATGAAGAAACGAAAGAAGTAACTTACGAGGGCGCAACGTGCGGACAAACAATCGCATTAGCAGCAATCAGACAATGCTATTCACACAAAACAGCGTTAGAAGTATTAGAAACGGAATCAGAAAAGTATTTCGGGGATAAAGGCAAAGAGGGTAAGCGATTATTTAACCACATTGTTAAAAGTGGGCATACATCAACTTTAGAGCATATCCATTTCACATTTGCGGTTGAGGGCGTAAGTCGGGCATTATTAGCGCAATTAACAAGACATCGTCAATTATCGTTTAGTGTTCAATCACAACGATATAACAAGTTTAGTAGTGATTCGCGTTCGGGCGGGTTTGAATATGTCGTGCCGGAAAAGGTAAATGATTTTCTTTACGAATGCGAAACATTACCGAGATTTTGCGAAATGATGGAAACAATTCAAGAATTTTATGATGAATTAATTCAAATGGGTATACCACAAGAAGATGCGCGAGCAGTTTTACCAAACGCAGCAACTTGTAATCTAGTAACATCCGGCAATTTACGCGCATGGTTGGAATTTTACAAGAAACGTAAAAAGGGCGAAGGCGCGCAGCATGAAATAACAGAATTAGCAGAGTACATTAAAAACGCCATTATCGAAGTTGAGCCATGGACTAGCGACTACTTTAATCTATAAAACTATTTAAAATCATTTTCTAACCTATCAGCGTTCATTTGTAGCGATTTTATTCGTAAGGATGATAAACAACACTACCAAACATTTAGAACGCTAATAGGGGCATTTTAAGCCGAATTATTGGAGGGCGGAAATGAAAAAACTATCAGATGCACAATGTAAATTAATCGAAGAATATTGGATTGAAATTGACGACTACCGAAAACAATTAAAATTTCGTGAGTGGGAATTAACCGACAATCCTATTACAGATACAAACATAGGTGGCGGTAAATCTAATATTGTGGGCAATCCTACGGAACGTAAAGCTATTTTA